AGACATGCTTAACATGGCTCAAAGGTCAAGGGAATTACGTGACGAAATTAGAAAAGATAATGCATCTTTTACTGGTAGATTCCGTCACGCTATGAAGCAAGTGCCAGTGTGGATTACAGCAATGGGTCTTTTTTATGGCTCTGTAAGACAAGTAAGACAAGGGTTTGAAAGTTTAGTAGAGATTGACTCTGCAATGATTAACTTGCAAAAAGTTTCAGAAGCAACTGGAGAAGAATTAGAAAGATTCAAGGGGATTGCTTCTGAAATTGGTAAAACTTTAGGTGTCACTACAGCAGAAGTAATTACTGCTACAACAGAATTCCAAAAATTAGGTTACACTTTGCAAGAGGCTACAGCTCTAGGTAGGGAGACAGTACTTTATGCAAACGTTGGTGACATTGATATCGAAACTGCTACTCAAAGTATAGTTTCAGCAGTTAAAGGATTTGATGTTGCTGTAGATGGCTCTGGTAGAAGTATTCGTAAAATTGTAGATATATTCAACGAAGTTTCGAACAACTATGCAATTACAGCAGAGGGTATTGGTGTTGCATTGCAACGTTCTTCTGCGGTATTAACTCAAGCAGGAAATAGCATTGAAGAAGCTGTTGCATTAGTAACTGCTGCAAATACAACAATTCAAAACCCAATGCGTGTAGGTAATGCATTAAAGACTATTTCTATGAGATTACGTGGAGTGTCAGAAGATGGAAAAGACTCAGCTAAGTTAGTTGCAGACCTAGAGGAAGCTTTTAATTCTTTTGGTGCTACTATTATGGAAAATGAAGATACGTTTAAATCAACATATGACATTATGGACACTCTTGCAAAGAACTGGGATAATCTAACAGACCTTCAAAGGGCACATATGACAGAGTTAATTGGTGGTAAAGAACAAGGTGCTATTGTTGCTTCTATGGTTCAAAACTGGAAAGATGCAGTAGGTTCATTAGAAGCAGGTCTAAATTCAGCAGGTTCAGCTCAGAGAGAGTTTTTAAATTACACAGAAAGCTTTGAATATAAAATCAATAGATTAGTAGTTTCCATTGAAGAATTCTGGATGACATTAGTTGATGATGATACAGCAAAGGCATTTATCGACTTATTGACACAGATGGTTCAGTTGGCTACAGCATTTACAGAAACATTTGGTAGCGAAACGCTTTTAGCTAATATGTTGGCTATATTTGGTTTGTTGACAGGAAGAGGGTTGAGGAGAGCTGTATTAAAACCAGATGAACTAAAAGATAGAATGAAGGGCGTTAAGGAAGAGACGGATAAGGCAGGTAGTTCATTTAAAAAGTTTAATGGAACTTTAATGAAGCTTGGCTCTATAATTGGATTTTTGTTAAAAAGACTTGGTGGATTCTTTGCAATTGTTACAGCTGTTGGATTTGTAACTTCTGCTGTCGTTGACGCTTTTAGTGGTAAAATAGGTGAGACACAGAATAGAATAAAAGAACTTGAAGATGAAATAACAGCTTATGAAAGACTTAATGATGTAATGGAAAAAGTTGACATAAATAAATTTTTGTCATTACAAAAAAGAGCTGAATCTGGTCAGTTAAATGTTGAAGAGTATCAAGAGCTTAATGATTTACAAGGAAAAATCAGAGAACAGCTACCAGAGCTTGTTAGTTATTATGATGAATTCGGGAATGCTGTTTTTAGAAGTGCAGAAGAAATTAGAGATTTAATAGAAGAACAAGAAAAATTATATAACTTAAATAAGAAAGAATTATTAGAAATTAAAATATCTGATACAGATTTTTCTGAGCTAGAGAGTGAAATTAGAAAAATTAGAAAAGCAGAAAAAGCTGTATTTATTTCTGAAAATGAAACACAAGCTTATTCATTTGCAAGAGAGTGGATTGAAGATAATAAAGAGGCTATTGAAAAAGGCGGAGACGAGCTTTTAAGTAAATTACAAGAGCTATCTAAGAAGTTTAATGATTCAATAAGTGATGAAAACTTTAACAAGCAACAGATATCTTTAAATTTTGCACATGAAATTGGGTTGAGATTAAGATATGGAGACGCTGATGGTGCATTAAAATATTTAGATGATTATATTGCTAAATTAAACACCAGAACAATGAAGTTAGGAAAAGAGGTAGAAAACTCCAAAAAAGACATCTCTGTAAAGATGTTCGAATTTAATGACTTATTACAATCTCAAATAGAGATTATTGCAACGGATTTAGGAGTAAAAACAGGCACTAATGAATACCTGTTTATAGAACAAATAAGAGATGGAATTCAAGAAAATGTAACAGAACTTGGAGAAGATGCAACAGAAATTCTCAATAAAGTTCCAGAATACATCCAAGAGGCGTTCGAAGTTCTTAAAAAGGCAGAAATTAATGTAAACGATTTATTTATTATACGAGAAGGCGATACAGAAGAGAGTATAAGAAAGAGATTTGACGAAATATCAAACGTTTTAAAAGATTTAGGATTAGACACTACAGTTCATTTGACATCAGCTTTTAACGAATTGAAAGAAACACAACTAGATAATTTCTTTAGAAAAACAGCAGATGAAACAATCTCTCTAAGCATGGCTATACAAAAAACTCGTAGTGGCATTGTGTCTGCAACCAATGAATATCAAAATGCAGTTAGAGGTCTTGATTCTGCATATAAACAGCTTGCAGAAGGTCAAGAATTGTCTTCATTTCAAATTCTTGATTTGATTGGAAACTATCCAGAATTGACAAAACATTTAGAAGTCCATAATGGTGCTATAAAAATCTCCCAAGATGCAATTATGGAATTAGCAAAAGTAAAAGAAAAAGAATTTAAACGTGACTTAGAGATTAAGAAAACACAAGCTTTAGAAGCTAAAAAGAAAGCAGAAGCAGAGATTAAAGAAATATTAAGGGAAGCAAAAGCACACAAGTTACTTAATGATTTAAAGACCAAATCTGCAAAACAAGCAATAGAACCAGAACTTGCAGAAGCAAGAAGAAAGATGTTCTCTGCTAGTGACGTAAAAGAAAGAATGAAAGGTCTAAGTGAACTAGAGCAACTTGTTGAAACAAGGAAAATTCTAGAGGGACTGGAAGAACTTAATGGAGAAATTAATGCCATAGAAAAATTATTAAGTACAGATTTTTCTTCAAGTCTAGGAAACCTATCTGGTGGTGCAAAAAACTCTTCTAAATCTCTTCAAGATGCTGTATATGTTGCAGATGAATATAATTTAACAATGAACAGGCTAAACGCCACTATATCAAAACTTCAAGCGATTCAAGAAAGATATCCTAGTTATTCCAAACAGTATATTAATGCTGTTAATCAAGAAATTGAAGCAACTAAACAAAAGAAAAGAGCAATAGATGCAGAAATAGCTTCTTTACAAAAGCAAATTAATACTAGAAAAATAGAACAAAAAGGATTAATCTCTATCAGTAAAGAGGATAACAAAACAGCTAGAGCAAGACATGCGGAAATTCAACAACAAATTGACAATGCTCGCTCTGAGTTATGGAATTTACAGTCAGAAGCAGAACAAGTTCAAAATAGGATTTTAGAATTAAATTACAATTTGATAAGTGCAAATAGATTCTATTATGAAAATCAAAGAAAATCTCTAGATGATGACATTGAGTATGTAGAGTATTCAATGGAATTATATAGAGAGGGTTCTAATGCATTTAACACATATGCTCAAGAGAAAATGAAGTATTTAAAAACTTTAAAAACGTTCCATGAACAAGAGTTAGAATATTTAGAAAGAGAAAAGATTGCTAACAAAGACTTGACAGCATCTCAAAGAGTAGAGTTAAATGCTATGATTCGTGAGGCAAGAATTGCTGTAACTAGTGCAAGAAAAGAAATTAGAGAATTCCAACAAGAGCTAGATGAAATTGAAATTAAGAGTGTTGTAGAAAAATTTGACAGAGAAGCAAAAGATTACGCTAATGCAATAGAAGATATCAGAAATCAGATTGAATATGATATCGGAGAAGAAAGTTATCCAGAACAGATTGAAGCAATGAGAAGAATCTTGTCTCTCACAAAAGGTCAAAACTCAGCTATCAAACGAAATATTGCACAGCTAGAGCAAATGAGAGAGAGATATAAGGACAATCACGAGCTTGTTAAAATGATAACAGATGAATTAGAAGACTGGAGAAAAGAGCTAAGAGACTCCAATACAGAAATTAAAAGCGTAAACAAAGAAATTAAGAATATGTATCAAGACTTGGCAGACGAAATCGTTGATATATATAAAGAACAATTAGAATTAATTAGAGAGGCAGAAGAAAAACACTTTGAAGAGTCTAAGAGAAAACATGACAAGGCACATAAAGACAGAATTGATGCTTTGAGAAGAGAGTTAGAAATGCTTCGAAAAATCTATAACGAAAAAATAGAAATGATTGAGAGAGAAGAATCTACTAGAACATTTAATAGAGATATTGATGAAATGAGAAAAGAAGCAGATGAATTACAAAAGTCTATTAATAGATTGAGTATGGATGACTCGTTTGAAGCACTGTCTAAGAGAAGTGAATTAGAAAAACAATTAGCTAAGGTTAATATGGAAATAGCAGAACGTCAACATCAAAGAGAAATTGAGCTAAGAAAACAAAGCCTAGAAGATGATTTGAAAGCAGAAGAAGAACGTATAGAAGGATTAATTGATGAGTATGAAAGAGACTATCAAAAATTCTCTGAAAACGAAGAAAAGAAAAGAAAAAAAAGATTAGAAGAATTAGAAAACCAAATTAATGATGAAAGAAAATTTGCTAAGATAAGAGAACAAGTCATGGAAGGAAACTTTGAAAACTTAGCAGACCTTCTAAGAGGTTGGTCTGATGAAGTGTCTGGAGAAATGTCATATCTTGGTGAAGTAATCACTAGAAACTTTACTATGAAGGTTGAAGATGCAATTAGGTCTTTAACAGCATTGAAAAACTTTAATATTGGCTCATTCTCAAGTATAGGTCTAGTAGAAGAAACCACAATAAACGACTACAATCCAAGCGAAACAGCAAAATCTGGAGGAAATAAATTAAGCGAAGCAGACTACAAGCTGTTAGCAGGTAAATTTTTAACAGATGAATTGACAAAATATATTACAAGAAGTTCTCAAGGTACAGAATTAAGAAAAAAAGCTCATGAACTTGCAGACGAAGCAAGAAGTAGTGGCTCAAAATTAGACCCAGATAAAAGTAAAGGATTTAATGAAGTGTTTAAGGAATTAACAGATGAAGAAAAAGTATTGTTTGCTAAGTACATGAGAGAATATATTCTTCAAATTATAAAATCTCCAGAACTCATTAATGCGTTGAAAGACATTACAGACGAGATAACATCTACTGCGAGAGCATCTATTGGAAATAGTAGTCTATGGAGTAGTAGTTCTTTCTTAGAGTCTTTAAGAAAGTATCTGACTGGATTCAGTAGCGGAGGATATATTGGTAAAACGAAAAGAGGAAGTGCTTTAGTAAAAGTACATGACGAAGAGTTAATCATAGACAAGCACAACACTCAAAGTTTGAAAGAATTCTTAGGGACAGACAACATAGGTAATGCTATATCGAAAAAAATAAAAGATATTATTAACATAGATAATGTAGCTAAGAATTTAAGCAACTTATTTAAAGCCCCTACGTTGACTCCTGTTGTTGAGGGAGGAAGTGGAGAAGTAGTTCAACATACAGAAGAATATAACATTGACATATTTATTGAAAACATGAGTGGTGATAGAGACTCTGTAGACTTATTTAGTGACCAAGTTGTTACTAAGCTTAAGAAGAGTAGAGGAGGTAGATTCTACTAATGTTAGAGGGGATACACTTTGTATATGATGGAATCAAGTCAGTAGACATGGGATTACTGAATTGTAAAATCAAAGGAGGAATGTTTGAAGAAGCATTCCTCCCTTCAAGAAAAATAAAAGAGCATCAAATTTCTGGCAATAATGTTCCATATTTTCAATCAATTGAGTACGAACCACTAGAGTTTGATTTAACTTTTGCGTTTGAGTATAAATATGATGAACAAAAGATAAGAGAAGTTGCCAGATGGCTGTGTCAAGATTACTACAAGCCTTTTTATACAGTAGATAATCCAAATAGGATTTTCTACTGTATTTTAGTTGATGATTCAAAATTGGTACACAATGGTCTAAAAGAAGGATATATAGAATTAACTTTTAGATGCGATAGTCCTTATGCCTATCAACCTAGAACTATTAAGCAAAATATGAAATTTAACCAAGATAAATTGTTTAAAACTTTTTCAGAAAATGACTTTAGTGGTGGAACAAAGAGTAATATTGATATAAATGAGTATGGAGAAATAGAGATAAGTGCAAAAAACATTACTTGGCTAAGTTATACAGGAATGAAGTGGAGTGATATATAATGAGATATTCTGACAAGCATAATTTTCATTTACCAGAAGTACATGATGATGTATTAGATTCTATTGAGAAATATGCACAGAACTTTGAGAACATTGATGAATTGATAGACGAAATAGTTCCAAATCTAGAAATCCACTTAATTGAGGGAAAAACATATAATAGTGGTAAAAAGATTTGGAATAAAGTCCCAACTGTTGGAGATTATGTAGGTTGGGTAAATATACGAACAGGTGTTCATGCACCAAAGTGGAGTCCAAATCAAAAGTATAGTATAGGAGATTTAGTTGTTCCAGATATAAATAATGGGCATTATTATCAGTGCATTACAGAAGGAACTAGTAGCCCTCTAGAGCCAAACTTTCCTTTAACATCTGGAGATGAGATTGAAGACTTGAAGAATATTACCTTTTGGCAACCATCAACAGTTTATAGTGTTGGAGATATTGTAAGAGAAAACGCAGGGGATAAAGAGTATTTTTATCAATGTATTGTGGAAGGAACTTCTGGTGAAGAAGAGCCTTCTTGGGTAAAAATTGAAGGAACAACTATTGTAGATGGTTCTGTAAGTTGGTATGTTTACAAAACTGTCAAATGGAAAGAAATGGGACAAGCTAGTGAATTTAGACCATTTGGTAAAATAGATTAGGAGATGAGAGTATGACAACTTGGTTAGAATTGTATGGCTCTCAAGCTGTTTACGAGTCAGATGTTATTGATATTTCATCTGACTTTGAATACTATGTAAACGATTTAAGGCTAAATTATGATGAAAATGATGGATTTGTAAAAGTTGAATTAAGGATTACACATGATGACGGATTTACTTGGTCAGATTGGGTAGATGTCCAGTCTAGCTTTTATCACGATATGTTTTATACTAATGACATTAAATTAAATCATACAAAAATGCAGTATAGAGTTGTTATGAACTTACTGAAAAAGGGCATAAGTCCAGTATTTAGGTCGTTTGAAATAGATTTGTATGGTGCATTTAAAATAAATAACACAGGAGATTTATCATGTCTACCAGAGATTTGGTTAAAGAAAACCAATGGTGCAGGAGATATTCATTTAATAAATGAAACTACTGGACAAGAGGTAGTACTTGAAAATATTAGCAATAACGAGACAGTGTATATTGACTGTTACAACAAAGATATAATGACAGACCTTCCTATGACGTATAGATATGATAATCATAATGAAGAGTTTTTAGAATTACAAATAGGAGAGAATGTAATAACTGGCTATGGAGATTTTGAATTTGTTGTTCGTCACGAGTTTAGAGTTCTTCAAGGGTAAAAAGGAGTGAGTTGATGGTTAATCTTAATCTTGGTCAAATAGATTTAAATAAAAAGCCAGTCAAGCCAGTACTAAATCTATGTAAACCTAATAGAACTACAATATCAATGCTTGGAGAAGCATATGATGTAAAACTTGAAGTAGCTTTAGGACAATTAAGTGAATTGAGTTTTAAACTCCCTGTTTATAGAGATATTCACCATAAGCTTATGAGAAATAAAAATTTCGACATTATCAAGGGTAGGTATCAAATTAGATTAAAACTAGGAAATTACGAAGAATTTTTTATCATTAATAGTGTCGAAAGAGTAGACAGTAAGAGAAGTGAATATTTAGAAGTAAAAGCTCTATCACTTGGACTTGAATTAAACGATAAGATTATCAGAGGGTATAATGTAATTTCGTACAACGCTAAGGAAATTTTAGACGACATTCTAAAAGATACTTTGTGGACAATAAAATATATAGATTCTGAGTTTTTAACAAGATATAGACAGATGGATATTGCTTCCAGTACAGTTTTAGAAGTTATATTTGAGGTAGGAAAAACATTCAATGCATTAGTTGTATTTGATACTATAAATAGAACAATTAGCTTACACAGACCAGAAGATGTTGGAACAGACAGAGGATTTAGTATTAGTTATGGTAAATATTTGGATGGATTAAACCAAGAAGAGAACCACGAAGAAGTCATAACAAGGTTAAAAATGTATGGGAAAGAAGAAATTAGTATCCATGAAGTAAATCCATCTGGTCAGCCATATATTGAAGATTTTAACTACTTTATTTATCCATATAAGGAGACTAGAAATTATAGTAGTGAATCTTTTACTGGCTCACAGATGAAGAATGACTGGAATATTGTTGGTCTTCCTTCTGATTGGTCTTTAACCCCATCTGGAGACCTAAAATTATCTTCAAACAGTATGTCTATGAACATTATTTATGACAAGGATAGAATGTCTGAAAAAAATATAAAAGTAACAGCTACATTTAAGCCAGTAGATGATGAAAACGAATTTGGTATTGTATTCAAATATGTAGATGATTTAAACTATTATTATTTATCATATTCTTCATATCTCACTGACAGTAACAATCTCAAGCTTTATAAAGTAAAGAATGGAGTAAAAACAGAGGTAGCAAGTTCCAATGAAGTTTTAGGATGGAATAAAAATGAAGAATATATAATGTCCATAGAGTGCGACAATAGATTGATAAAAGCTTGGATAGATAATGTTCTGTTAATTAATTTTGTTGATAATGAAGATGTATTAGGCTCTTATGGATTTTATGGATATAGTCAAAGATTTGAGTTGTATGATGTCAATGTTGATTATTTAAATTACACTATTGAAAGTCATAGTGAGTATATGTCAGATGAGTTGTGTCATCACTTATTGAAGTATGAAGACTTTATAAAAGAAAATGAGACTGTGTTTGAAAACCTTAGAAATCAGAGAAAAGTTCATGAAAACCATAAAGCTATTCTAGATGGAGAGTTATTTAATTTAAATACAGAGTTAAAAATATTACTAGATGAGAGAGATGTTTTAAACACTAGAATTGCAAAGAAAGAAGACGAAATTGATAGAGCAGATAACAGATTCTTGCCAAAAGAAGACTTATACAATGAAAGGGATTCTTTAGTTGCACAAAGAGATAATGTACTTATTGAAATTGAAAATAAAGAGATTGAAATTGACAACAAAGAAAATGAAATAATTACTGTTCAATCATTAATTGACGAAGTTGATGATAAAATTAGATTATTCAGAATTAAGATTGACGTTAAAAATCATTTCCCAAAATGGATTTTAGATGAAAGAAATCAATACATCATTGAAAAAGAATGGCAAGATACAAATATAGAAAATCCAGAAGACTTACTAAATGAAGGCAAAAAGGTATTTGAGGAATATAGACAAGAAAAGATTCAATTAAAAATAGATGTCGTAAACTTCTTAGATATGGTTTCAGAACAAAGAAACTGGGATAAATTGAATCTTGGAGATACCTTTGGTATAGAGCATGAAAGATTAAAAATAAAATATAAAGCAAAAATAACTGAGATTGTTTATGATTTTGAAAAAGGTAAAATAGACATAGTAATTAGTAATGTAAAAGATTTATACTCTAATAAAAGTAAATATCTAGAAATGCTTTATAAGTCTTATGGAACATCAACAAAAGTCAACATTAAAGATTGGGAATGGAACTTATCTAGAGAAAATAATGGAATGATAAATGAAATTATTAACAATTTTTGGGATGCAAATAAGAACGCTATCATTGGTGCAAAAGACCAAGTTATTGAAGTGTCAGATAGAGGATTAATTATTCGAGACCCTAATGACCCAAGCACATATCTAGTTGGATTAAACTCAATGATTGCCATTACCAATGATGGTGGTAATACTTGGAAACATGCGATAACTTCTGAGGGCATAGTTGGTGAGTATATTTACGGAAAAGTCTTCATGGGAGTAAATTTAGCAATCGAAGATGAAAGTGGAATTCTAAAGTTTCAAGGCTCAAAAGGAGAAATCTTTGACAGAGATGGAACACTAGTAATGAAGCTAGGTCTTGTAGATGAAAATAGTATGTGTGGAGAAGCTTTCGGA